CACAACTACAAGCCTGGTGGCGCCAATGCACAGACAGGCTTTTCCGACAGCAATCATTCGCATGGAATGAACTCTGATAATGCAACCCATTCACATAACGCCCTGTTCGTAGATGGAAATATTCAGCATTCCCACACGAGCGGCAACACGGCATCTCTTGAGCACACCCATCAGGTAACTATTGGAACAACTGATGCCGGACAAACGATTAGTAATTCTTCACATTCACATGATGATGGATTTTTGGGAATAAAAGTTTTTTTTATAATCAAAGCGCAGCACGGTATTTAGCATGAGTAGCCAAGACTTTAAGATAAAGAACTCGATAGTTGTTGATGGTGTACTCATTGATGTTAGTTCTGCAGCAAATTCCGGCGGCATCGTTTACAGCTCGTCTACCGATTCGTATGTTTCATCAAAAGGCAATATTCCTGTTGGGGTTGTGAGGCTTTGGGCTAGCGGCTCAACGTCTCCGACTGTTCCAGAAGACTATTTAATATGTGCGGGGCAAAGTCTCCTTCAGGGAGACTATCCAGAGCTATATGCCGTAATAGGTAACCGATACACATTTCCCGCAACTGGCACAACATTTAGGTTGCCTGATTTCAACATAATTGCAACATCTCCATATCGTTTTATTTTTGGAATAGATAGCGCCAATGACAGTTCCCCGTTTAATCAGACAGCAAATGAAAACACGGCCACAATTGGTGCTTCTACCAACCTTTCACATACACACACAAGTGGTGGTTCATTCAACGTTTCTTCTGTTACGTCTTCAACCTTAAGCCACTCCCATACGTCAAACACCACATCGTGGAATCATAATCATGACTTCGATAGTAATAATGTTGGAGCCAATACAGCCAATAGCTCTGCGCATACTCATGGTCTTGGCAATGCAAGCACATCACACGACCACAACCACATCCCCGGGAATAACCAACCAGTAGCAACAGGTGGAGCTAGTGGAAATCATACCCATAACGTATCAAGTACGAACCAAAATCATGCCCACACAGTTCTTGATGGAACACATAACCACGGAAATTCAAACGGACCGGCTGGCTCAAATGCCAATTCTCATTCGCATTCATTTACCTCAAGTTTGTCTCAGATAAGTGTAAGCCACACTCACACCATAGATACGTGTGGTTTTTATTTCATAATTAGGTATAGATGAGATGACTGCAAAAGATTTTAAAGTATCCACCGGGTTGGAAGTAGATGATTATGTTGTTTCGCCATCTAGCGCAATAGACGGACAGTCCCTTATTTATGATGGCGCTGCCTATGTTCCCGCAGACATCGTTCCCGTGGGAACAATAGAAATGTGGGCCGGCTCCTCGACACCCCCAGATGGATGGCTTTTGTGTAATGGACAGTCTTATTCTTGGGCTCAGTACACGCGACTGAGGGACGTTATTGGTGTTTCTTATGGTGGAACAATCAGTACGAGCTGGAATGTACCAAACTTTATCCCTTCAACCAAGCCAGTAACTCCTTTGGGTGTGGCTGCTGGCGGCGCCCTTGGTAGTGCGACAATCCTGTTTGGTTCAGGAAACACTTCTCATACACATAATCTGACTGCCCAATATACGAGTAGCAACACAACCGTCCAGAACCATAATCACAGTGCAAATACATCAAATGACCACTCCCATGCTCTGTTCACTGCAAACTGGTCACACAACCACAACACCTCCGCTCCAAGCGCTAACCACGCTCATGGTTACGTCAGAGGGAATAATGCCACAACCGTAACTGGACTGACTGCTCACGCAAACCATAATGTGAGCAATACAAGCCATGCACATAAACATAATTGCGACGCTGTTAACCTAGATGCTCATCAACACAGTTACGACACGTACAACGTTAATGCGCATAGTCACAACTGGGGGACTGCAGGGATAGCCAGCAATGCTGGCGGCTCAACACATGACCACAGCATAAATAAGCAGTCCATCTACTTTATAATTAAGTTTTAAGGAGAAAAATGGAACTAGCAGATGAAGAGCGTTATCACGACGAAGAATCAATGCTCAATTATTACAAACATCGCAAACTAGGTCGATACTCAAAAGTACCAGGCTCTGGAAACGATGAAAAAGGCTACTTTGCATTCATTAGAGCTGTTTACAATCAACGATTTTATGAAGAGGATGTAAGCCTCTCACCAGAGGGAACGCTAAAAATAGCTGTTAGATGTGATGCCGCAGCACCCAAAAACATGCCGACCCCAACAGCCCTGCATGAAGAAGATGAAGAAACGGGTTTATGCAAATTCTGCGGCAGTAGTGCCCCAGTATATGGGACCACAAACAGTCATCACGCATCACTATCAAACGCAACTGAATTAAGAATTCCTTTCCATGGCCGTAAGGGGTTTATTTGCTACTTGGAACTAGCTGACCCAGCAACAGAGGAAACAGAGGTTTACGAAAATACAAACGTTACCAGGACACTTCATGAACTCTTTAAGTTGATGCTTGAGTGGGAATGGGTATACGACAATCTTGACCAAAATGACGTCTGTGCCGTTCTGGCTCATGACATTCTTGAAGAAATTGACGTTCCAGAAATGCTTCGCTCGTGGCTATGGAATAACGTTCCGGATATGCATGTTGCCAAGTTTCTAAAGGGTGACCCAGATGCGAGGCTAAGGCCTCCGGCATCCACTATTCCGCCAATGCTTCCCGAATTTGAGGGATGGTGTTATCACCACATTCATGAAACGGAGCCAATCTGGAAGTACGGGTCAAGATAATGCCGTACTTGAGGGATGAACCAAAAGGGAAACATGGCTTCGGTTCGTATTACCGCATTCCTGGAACAACGGATGATGAGCGTGGCTACTTTGTTTTTATCAAGTCTGTTTATGCCGCGCCATTTGAACCAGAAATAGTAAAAGAAGGCGATGAGGCCGTAGATACATTTGAAAGATGTGACTCATTCGCAGAGCCAGAAATACCGAAACCAATAGCCTTACACGAAATAAATAGAGAGACTGGTATCTGTGAACTTTGCGGCAGCACCGACCCCGTATACCCAACAACAAACAGTCATGTGGCCTCACTCCTGAATACCAGAATCCTTAGGCTTCCAATCCAGGGCTATAAAGGTTTCATAGTTTTTCTTAAATTAAATGATATTGAACTAGAAAAAAAAGACTTCCATTACTCGGAAAATCTCGGACGAACCCTCCAGGAACTGTTTCGCCTAATGCTTGAGTGGGAATGGTGTTACGAGGAGCTTGGTACTAGAGATACTTACTCGGTATTGGCTCATGAAATATTAGAAGAGCTCGAACTGCCGGAATCAATTCGTGAATGGTTGTGGAATGAGGTCCCCGAGCAGAGAGTTGCCAAGTTCCTTAAGGGTGATGACAATGCAAGAGAGAGGTCTGACCCGACCACAATCCCAGACATGAGCCTTGAATTTGATGAATGGTGTTGGTACCATATCGTTAGCAAACCAGCAATCTGGGAGCACGGCGAGAGGTAGACATGAAGACCCATACAGGAATAGTGGAGGAGCAGGTAGCGGGAGCAATTTGTTTATACCGAAATGCTCTTAGCGATGAACTCTGCGACACTATATGGGATTTTTACTACGCCAATATAAACCTAACTAGCGCTGGTCAAACTGCTGGTGGCTTGTCTGTAAACACAAAGAGAACGCTCGACTTCCAAGACCAGGATTGCTTCAATACCGACCCAGAACTGAGAAGACGCTATGACGAAATCAATGAGGAAATTTACTCATCCCTAAGGGTGGCAACAGGAATGTACATCGACCGCTTTGATTGGCTTCAGTCCTGTCCAAACCTAATTGATACCAACTATCTCTGGCAGGGCTACAAGCGTGGTGATGGTTTCTACAAGGAGCACGTAGACGGTGAAAACTGGAGTAATCGCGTCAAAGAAAGAGTTCTTGCTGTTGTCATATACATCAACACCGTAGATGAGGGTGGAGAAACGTACTTTAGGTACCAGAATGTCAGCGTAAAGCCAGAAAAGGGCGCTATCTGCGTGTTTCCAGCACACTGGACCTATCCCCATCAGGCACAGGTGCCTCTGTCTAGCGACAAACTAATTATCAGTTCGTTTATAGTTACACCACAATAAAGCCATGCGTTTTCATGTAGTTGGCTTACCACACACAAGCATCACGCGCGACTTCACGGCATGTGCATTTACCGAGAAGGTTCGCAAGTTCGCAATAATGATGAAATCGCTTGGTCACACTGTTTATACGTATGGTGGCCCGGAAAGTGAATCACCAGCAGATGAGCACATTCCCTGCATAACCGAAGAAGAAAGACTTATTGCTGTTGGGTCACAGCATTACACAATGGCGTCGTTTAACTACAACTTGCCTCATTGGATAAAGTTTAACAATAATGTGATTTCAGGTATCTCTGAGAGACTGGAACACCAGGACTTCATATGTGTAATTGGGGGGTATTCCCATAAGCCGATTGCGGATGCATTTCCGGGGGAAATGACTGTTGAGTTTGGAATTGGCTACGGTGGCGTTTTTTCCAAATATAAAGTTTTTGAGTCATACGCCTGGATGCACACCGTTTATGGAACTACGAACACTAGCCCAAACGCGCTAGATGGACATTTCTTCGATGCGGTAATCCCTGGATATATCGATATCAGTGAATTTCCATTCAGGGAAACGCCAGACGACTACTACCTATTTACTGGACGGATGATTGAGCGTAAGGGTTATGAAATTGCCGTAGAGGTATGTAGGCGGCTGAACAAGAGACTTATTCTTGCCGGACAGGGCGTGGCCCCATCTTACGGCGAGCATGTGGGGGTGGTTGGTTCGCAAAAAAGGGCTGAGCTCATGGGGGGTGCAATTGCTTCGTTCGCACCAACAATATATATCGAGCCGTTTGGAACCGTTGCACCAGAGTCAATGGCCTGCGGCACACCTGCGATAACTACCGACTGGGGTGCTTTCACGGAAACTGTCGTTGATGGCGTTTCTGGCTATAGATGCAGGACGCTTAAGGAGTTCATTGAGGCTGCGGAAAATGCTAAATATATGGATAGAACGATGGTTAGGCAGCATGCCATAGACAACTACTCACTAGATGTCGTTGCTCTTAAATATGACAAGCATTTTCGAAGACTTTCTCAGCTTTGGGAAGATGGCTGGTACCAGCTTTAATTATTAAATGCTGTAAATATTCTCTCTGCTATTATGGAGTGACATGAAGCGGCTTTCGAGAAATCGGAGAAACAGGAAAATGCAGTACCCATACATCAAGCTAGTTCTTCCAACCGAACTAAAAAACATCAAGAACGGTCAGTTGCCCGACAGCATTCTTAGAAAGACCAAGATTGGCGGAAGACTGTGGCATTGGTCCTCAATTTCTTTCGACATGATGCTTGATGCCGCAAAGAAAGAGGGTATTGAGCTGAAGAACATTGGTGACTACCGCCTTTACGACGCTCAGCTGGCAATGTTCAGAGATAGATATGACAGCAAGGACCATGGTCGAGGCGTCACAAGAACATTCGAGGGCAAGACCTGGTATCTCAAGCCTGGCAAAAGCCCAAGCGGCACACCTGGTACATCCAATCATGGCATGGGCCTCGCAATCGACCTATGCATGAAGGATGGGTCAACCCTCGGTGGCAACGCCAAGGCGATGGGATGGATGTGTGCAAACGCTCCGAAGTACGGCTTCTACCTACAGGGAAATGACCCAAAGTCGCCAGAGTTTGAAGCATGGCATTGGCAGTATGCGGTTGGCGACAACTTGCCACAGCCGGTTAGGGACTTGTTTGCTTATCTTGCAGCCGTTGCCGCAGAGGAAAAAAAGAAAAAGGGCGGTAAGTAGTCAATAGACTACCCGCTAACTGAGTCCCATTTGCCTGCCGGGCACTCGGCATGCGCCAGCTTTACCTTTATCTTCATAAAGCATCCACAAAGTTTGCACTGATTCGTGAGCTTTATTAACTCGGGGCATTCTGCACATATGGAAAAACGCTGTTCCTGCAGTGATTTCTCTACGTACTCTGTCGATGGCATCAAAAAGTCAGTAGGTCTAGCTTTTTTGTTTTTGCCTACGTTGTCTCTCATGTTGCGCCATTGTAGTACAGGCTTTCACTGTTTGTGGTTGTTGTTCTGAGCCCCTGCTCTTCTATGAATACATATACTTCAACAGATGTTGTATTGGCTGTGCTCGAACCCCACAAGTTTGAGGCTCCGCCTGGGTACACACCGCCAGATGACGGCATATCTCCGCCGCCATATTCAAGAGTTTCCTTTGTCCAGTATCCATCATTGCTGCGGCTCAAGCTGTTATCTGGATAGTCACCAAAATTATCGTA